CAGTTCCACCCAGTTACCACGTCAGGGGTGTCACTTGACCAGTAGTTGATGAAGTGCTGCAACAAATCATACTCATCGTTGCACTGCACGTACTTGACCATAGGGTCATTGTTGTTATAAGGACCCACACCAAAGGTAAGAATACGCTTTGTGGCATAGTTCTGCAAGGTAATGCAGAGCATTTCCTCATCACAATTCTCTACCGTGGGGAATCCCTTCTCAGCAGACACCTCGATGTCGATGGTAACCACCTTCATCTTTTTGATGTCAAACTTGATCTCATCCTCAGGATACTTATCAGAGATATACTGATAGACGTACCTATTATTGCCGTAGATATCGAAGTTCTCTACTTCACCATGAGTTTTGTAGAACTCACGGCAATCTTTGACTGTGCCTGGTTGGATACTCTGGACATATTTGCCGTCCAGTGTTTTGAATTTGGTTTTCTTACGCGACGGAACAAATAATGTGGGTTGGTAACTCTCTCTGGTTTTGATCGGGCGACCGTTTTCATACCCACGCACCAGAAAGTCGTTGCCGACCATCTGGATATTCGTGTAAAATCTCATTCAGCGGTGACCGATTGATACTTTTCCAGTTGAAACTTGTTTGGTTCTACGATAGTCAAAATACTATCAGAATGGATCATCAGTTCGTTTTGATCAGTGAAAGAAGGCCAAGACTCGAACGTGACATTCTCGGTGCAGTCGTCATGCAGCACCATCTTATAGGGTTTGATCAGTTTACAGTCTGGTTCTCCCATCTCAGAACCAACTTCCTCGACTCGTGAGATTAGAACTGTTTCGTTCTTCAATAATAAAATCTGGATCATGGAAGCGACAGTCTTCGGTTCTTCAATTCTACCATGGACTTGCGAATCTTGTCGATGTACCCAGAATTTCTCAATTCTTTGAACACCAGGTTCTCAAACCCATACTCTCCGAACTTCTCAAGGGATGAGGCACGTCCCGCCCGGAGTTTTTTGACGATTGACTTGAGTGCTTCAGGTTTTTCTGTCTGAATCAGCGTGTCAATCTTCGCCTTCAAGTTGTTTGTCTTCTTAGTGAGTTCAAATTCATCGATCTCACTCTCATTCTTCTCTGGTTCTTGCACCCATTTGTTCTTCAGGACACTATATACACCCTGACTCTTCTTTCTAGTGACCCCAGGACGTTCAATGTATGGTTCTACGGGTGCACCATAGACCTTTACATCATGTGTGAGTTCCCAAAGCGTCTTCTTGTCCATAAAATAGTCCGAAATTAGTTCCGGATCGCATTTTGGGACAAGTGCAGGGTCAATTACCAGGTGTACATCGATGTCACTGAACTGTGTGTAGTTGTATCCGGCGTTGCCGCCCAACATAAGCACGTCAGTGACAGCAGAATCATCCAGTTCAACGAAATCTGCGAACGCTTTCGCAAAATTCATCAGTGCTTTACGCACTTCTGGTTTGAGTTTAGTCCCAAACCAGAACTTAGGGTTCAAATCTTCCCGAAAACGCAAAGTCAGACCTGCGGTTTCCCGCAAATCTGACGCTTTTATATGATGAAGGACCCTGTTGTACACTAATTTACGACTGTCATCGTATTATTTAGAGGTAGTCCTTGCGGGCATGGTGATCAGGGACGATTTTTTTCAACGTCACGATCAAAAGTCCGTCTTCAAAGGACACTGTGTCGATGTTGACATCCTCTGCGATGGTCCAAGCACGCTCAAAGTCGCGGTTTGCCATTCCACGATGGATGTATTCACCATCCAATGCTTTCTCACGCTTCCCTTCTACGATAAGTTTACCGTACTCGGAGTATACTTTGACCTCATCCTTCTTGAACCCCGCCAGTGCGATCTCTAGGCGTGTCTCGTGGTTGCTGAGTTGAAGGATATTGTATGGAGGGAAGTTTCCAACAGTGTTGGACTCCCAGAATTGGTTGAAGTGTGTGTCCCAACCAATAGAATTTTTGTTGATACGATCAATCAGATCCGGCAGACCAGCTGCACGAAATTTCTCGATGTTAGACATGGTAAATCCCCTAATAGGCAGATTGTGTTGTGTGGACCCCGAAGGCATCCACACTTATTTATAGCACATCTGGGAATTTTAGAGGTTCGGAGAACCGTCAGCTCTCCTGGACCCTCTTCTTACCAATGTTATACTTCGTCTCTAGTGTCCATTCAGACTTCTCGCGGAATGAGATGACTTTGATTTGATTCAATGGGGATACATCAGCAATATTTTGCAGTGCCTCATCAGAAATCAAAACCAATCCCCAATCTACGAGGAGTTTTACAATTCTATTACGACGTTGAACGTCATTGATAGTCAGGTTTGCTCTCTTACCGTCCAGAGCAAACAGTTCTTTGAAATGGACAATAAAATATCTTCCCTGCTTATGAAGAATATGACAGGACTGATACAGTTTCTTTTCTTTACGAGATGCAACTCCAATGCGAGTTAGAGTCTCACGAACTTTTAGAAAATCATCTGGTTCTTGAAGAACCACTTCAATCATCTTAGCAGATGACCATTCATAAATGGGTTCACTACTATTCATTGCAACCCTCCGGTGTCAAGCTTTTTAGTAATATGATCCAGCATTTCACTGGAAAGAAGAGGGAGCACTTGCTTCGCCTTTTCGTCAGAATAACCGTAGTATTTTTTGACGAGTTGGAGATTCACTAGCTCATCTTTGCGGACCCAAGGAGAGAATCTCTTCTTCGATCTCAGAGTATTTAGTAAAAAGTCGTATTGTAACTTATTATCAAGTTGGTGGTAGATATTCATCTCATTGGCGTACATCAAGGAGTCGATGTGCCCAGACAAACAGCGGTTGATAATGTAGGGAAGATACTTGGACTCTAGGAGTGGATCTTCTTCAATTAGATTGGTCTTGGTCTCGTTGATTGACTTCAACCAATCTTTCAATTCAGGCATTCTTCTTACGAATAATAATACAATCGTTGTCGTAGTCTGGGACGAACTCTAAAACTTCATCCGGATCCCAACATAACTCCTCATACAAAGTATTGAGGGTCGCCATGTCTTGCCACAGGTCGGTTGGTTTTTCCATTAGGAACAATGAATTCCAACAGTATACCACATTATCTATCGGTTGAAAATTCTTTCTTTCAGTTCATTTGTCCACTTATCATAATATGGAGTTCCCTTTAGTTCGTTCCTAGCATCCTCTAACTCCTTCCTCAACTGTACCAACAGCAAAACCATTCCACTGTTCAGGTGTTGTCCTCCCACCTCTTCTACGAGGTCAGGATGCTCTTCTAGGAACAAGAAGTCTGGGTAGATCGTGTTACACTTCTCCGCAAGTTTAGTAACATCGTCTGCAGATTGATTATCAATAACAAAAATCACAACCTCCTTAGTCCAGGGTTGTGACATCAAACCAGTTATCTGAGAAAAATTATCATAGTCTATTACCTCCACCTTCTTCCTCAAAAAAGCAGACTTAGCAAATGGGCATGGAGGAAACCCACCAAACGCCGCACTAGGTTTGGTTAGCATCTCAAACCAATTCTGGAGTCTAGTCTCTTTGACGCCAGTCATCACAACGATCAGTGCGGAACCATTCCATTATATCATCTGCCCCATCAAATGTCTGCTTGTGCTCGGTCGGGTCCGGGGAACCAAGATTTAGATCATTGAAAAAATCGTCTTTAGGATTCAACACCTCCCTCCTAGCACGGTTCAACCATGTTCTAGCAGTAGTGTTTGCTTTAGCAAGTTTGTTTGCCCATATCATATCTGCTAAAGGAACCTCTTCCCGATTCACAATCTTCCTGCAGATTTCTTCCAGTCGCAGGCGGTACTGAGTTGACAGCATACTATTGAGTCAGACACTACTATCTAGGGACTTTTCCATTGCGTCTTTCAGTTCAAGAGAATGTTCAATTTCATCGTTCAGGATCTCTAGAATCCTTTCATCTTCTCCATTGTCCCGAATATACTTCTCATAGGTATGGGCAGCATGGACCTCTACCTCATACGATAGATGGTACGCTGACTTAGGAGCCAACCAGTAATACACCACATTGGTCCAATAGTATAAAAGGACCAGGTGTCTTGCGAGAAAACGGTCAATCCAATAAGAATTACCGCCCCTGCTCTCCATGTATTCCAGATGTTCGGTTTCATTGACGCTTTGCTCGAAGTGCTGCTTCATCAAGTATAAGTGATCTGGACCTCGGAGACCCATGCTTTCTCGGAAATGCAACACACTCAAGAAAGCAAAATAGGGTGCACGAGCAATTTCCTCAAGCACCCAAAATCGTTGATAGTCTCTACCTTTGTAGAGATAGTCCAGGATCGCGACAGTTACGTTTAGGAAAAACGAATTCAGTCTTCTCATGGTCAGGTATATACCATTCTATCTAGTAGTTCATTAGAAGAAGTTCCTTCCTCTTTGTTTGGTTTTTCATATATTCTCCAACCGAACGCATAGTATATGTCAGATCAAAGTCTGCTGCCCTCCAGTCAGGGAATCTATCACTGACAAACTGATCAGCGTTATAACTGATGATGCAGTCATTAGAAGACTGTTGGCAGTCAATAGCGAATTGATCATGGTCGAATCCTTTGTGCATGTTACCCTGTTTGCCATATAGATTATCCTTGATATCATACGGCGGGTCAAGATAGACAAATGCTTTGTCATCTCCCTGCAATAGTTTGTCGTAAGACTGATGTAGAATCTTCCAGTTACGAATTACTTTGCTGATTGTGGGCAAACGCATGATGTTGCGTTCACTGAAGTTGGAGATGCTTGCTTGTTTTGAGAAACTAGATGACTCAGTGAGACCACTGAAAGAACACTTATTGCTAACCCAAAAATAACGAGATCGATCTTTGTTGGAGGTGGATTCTTCATTGATAAGACGTTTAGATTCAATAAAAAGTTCGCGAGCAGCGTCAGGTGTGTTGTGCTCTCGCTTGATCTTCAATAGATCCTCTGCCATCTGCTCACCATCGTCACGCAAATGGATCCAGAAGTTGACTAGGGGTTCGTACAGATCACTGCAGACGACTGGGAGGGTGGGGTACATCTGGGATATGTAGATTGCCATCGATCCACCTCCCAGAAAAGGTTCACGATACTCGCTGTACTCAGACAGACGAGGCATGTGATAATAAATCTTGGTCGCTGCACGGGATTTGCCACCTGGATATCGAAGAGGAGTTTTGGCAAGTGCCATCAAAGGATCTGCTGAAGGTTTTCCAGAATTTCAGAGGACGACATGGTTTTCTCTGAAGGGGTGATGTTCTCTGCAAGCATAGTGTACTCGCCTGGTTGCAGTTTGAACTTAGCAACAGGTGACTTCTCAGTGAAGTAAACACGCTTCTCGATAGTCTCCCAATCAGTGATAGCAATACTCATGGACAAGGTGTCCACAAGGATCATGTAGTCGAAGGTCTTATCAACTACCTTACTCTCACCACGGAAGTTCTTCAAGTCTACAGCAGAAGTGCTGCCATTCTTATTGAACATCTTGAGTTTGCCTTTCATCTCATAGGCATGCTCATCAGACTCAAAGTCCATACCGTCCTTATAATCACCCACATACCGCAACTGACCATCACTCCACTTGGCAAAGGATTTCTCCTGCAACCAAGTGCGGATGGTCTTGAAGGCATTCGACTTCATCTGAGTCGTATTGGTTGCTGCTACACAACCAAAGAACTCTTCGAGGTTGATGCGGTCAATGTCAAACATTGGAAAGTTGGGACCTAAGGTCGATTGTAGGTTCCCATCCTAGCATGTTTCTTGCTTTTGTGTTATCGGCAAGAGTCTCGTGTGCCTCACCTTTACGGGGAGCGATGTACGTCACGTTGTCAGAGATCATGGCAGCGATCTCGTTTACTGAGTAGTTCGTTCCCGTTCCAATATTGACAGCAATGCCAGAGAGCGTGTTGTTCAGGGCACACATGTTTGCTTCTACCACGTCATCAACATGGGTGAAGTCTCTACGCTGTGTTCCGTCACCGACAATCGTCAGTGGTTCGCCTCTCCGTGCCTGCTCCTGGAACAAACCGATTACAGGGGCATACGCACCCCTCAAAGGTTGCCTAGGACCATAGACATTGAAGTATCTTAGGGTGATTGTCCGCAGTTTATGCAGACGGTAGTACATATAGCAAAACTTCTCTGCAGATACTTTGCTTGCAGAGTATGGATTCAAACAATCTGTAGGCATGGACTCCACAAGGGGTGGAGTATTGTTCAATCCATAACAGGATGACGTTGATGAATTGATAAACCGCTCTACGCCTGCCTCACGTGCCAGTTCAAGCATGTTACAAGTGCCCATCACGTTCGTTTGAACGCAATCAAACGGGTCATTCATAGCAAGTTGGATTCTGGACTGTGCTGCCAGGTGAAAGACTGCTTCTACACCTTCAAATGCAGGGCGGCAAGCATCAATGTCTCTGATATCAACTACGTGATTCTCTGCATCATCTTCGTACCAGTTGAAGGCATCATTAGATTCTGCTGATTCGTTGTCAATGACAACTACTTCGTGATCATCATGCAATAGGCGAGATACAATATGGGATCCGATAAATCCAGCACCGCCTGTGACCAGACATTTCATTTACCTTTACCAATCAACCAAACTGAACAGAGGATAACGGCAAGAAAGAGTGAGCCGTAAACAATGATGACAGCAGTCATAAGAAAAAAATCAGACGTTCTATTTACTTGAATTCGCAGTTGACCATGATTTCAGTCATTGCTGCTAGTAGATTGATCTCCTGGTCTGCAGCAAAGGCAGACTGGTACTGGTATTTTGCAATAATCAATACCGCTTCAGGGATAGACTTTGGTTTCATATGATCATAGATTGAATCATACAATTTCCTAAGGATAGTATTAGGATCATTGTCTAAGTTTTGAACAATCCACTTACGGACATTAGGGAACTGCTTCTTACTAATGTACGAGACTAACTCATCAGTCTGAACATTAGTAAACGATGCGAGAACACCTACGTCTATTTTACCACTAGTTGAGTGTTTTTGACACTCATTCAACACACGTCGCCAATCAGGGAAGTGTTTGTTGATAAGTTCTACTGCAACCTTGGGTTCGTATTCAATACCCTCAAGGGTAAGAATCTGTGTCAGACGCTTGAAGAAAGCGGCAGCAATTATTTGCTTGTCTTTCCCTGTAAGTCCGAAATCGACCACCGCACATCTGCTGTGGAGAGGTTCAATAATTTTGTTCTTGTAATTACAGGTGAAGATGAACCTACAGTTGTTGTAGAAGGTTTCGATGTTAGCTCGGAGAAGGAGTTGTACATCATGCGTAGTGTTATCTGCCTCATCAATGATGATGACCTTGTGCTTAGATTCTGACGTAAGAGATACAGTTGCAGCAAAATTCTTTGCTTGGTTACGAACCGTGTCCAGAAACCGTCCTTCATCTGACCCGTTGATGACGTAATAGTCTGCCCCAAGTTCATTACAAAGTGCTTTAGCAACTGTTGTTTTACCAACACCAGGTGGTCCTGCCAGTAACAAATTAGGGAGTTCACCACTATTTACAAAATCTGCAAACGTTTGCTTTACAGACTTAGGCAGAATACATTCATCAATTGTCTTGGGTCGATACTTCTCAACCCAAAGAAAGTCCTCACTCACAAGAAACCTCAACCATATGCTCGATGTCAATCAGACGTGCGTCAAGTATAGCAGCTCTGAAGGCAACCTTTGCCCTACTCCTTGGAAGGAGAGCATCTACTTTTTGAATAAAATCAAAATATGCATTGACATCATAGTCATCCTCATGACAGAAGTATCCATATTCTTTCTTCTTCTCTTGAAAAAGTTGGCGTTGCTGTTGTAGAGCAACCCAATCATCTTTGGCACCAATGTGTTCTTCAAATAACTCGTTATATTTGAAGATATTATTTTTGATCAGGTCTTTCTTGTTCTGACGAAACGGGTGCATTACTGGAAATTACAGGGGTTTTTTGTTTGATGACAATGAAGGCATCTTTGTTGTACTTACGGGTGCCTTTCAAAGGTGCCCACTTGGTACCTGCTCCATCAATTTCATAGATGGATGTACCACCAATCTCTACTACGATATCATCACCTTCCTTCCAACCAAGATCTTTGATGGTTTCTTGAATCTGATCCATGAGACCATTTTCTTCCCAGGCATTGTGCATAGTCATTCTTCAGGAGTGTATTCAACAATAAGTCGTGTGGTTCTCTTACCATAAGAATCAACAACTTCAACCTGATACCACTTCCCATTGAGCAAGGAGGCAACATTGTCTAGTTGTTGTCTAGCAATAATTTTGTTCGTAGCAGTACGCCACGGTTCAGTAGTGGGATTCGGGGTCGTCACAAAAGAAAATCTCTTTGAACTTAGGAAGGTCTGGACAGATGTCCATCCATTGCTGGAGAGTTAGTTTCTGTACCTCATCAGGAAGGATACAGAGTCTCCAGAATGGTGGGCGACGCATCAACTGTAGATACATCTTCTTGGGGAAAGGTTTATCTAACTCGGAACTAGGGTTCCGGTTGATATGATTAGTCGCACGTGGAGTCTGGTTCAAGAGCGATGAAGTAGGTAAGTTTGAAGTCTGGATTGTAGAACTTAGCAAGGTTCTTAGAAGAAATCAATACCTCATAAGGGCGAGGAATCAAACGCATGTTCTCAATCTTGAAATTGAATGAGAACTCGCGGTCAGTTTCTCCCACAGCAATCGAATACTCGTTAGAGGTGTCGTTCTTACGGTCAGACACCACCAATCTTACAGCACCGTTCTCACCTACAACCGACATGTCTGGCAGTTGCATGATGGAGGAGGACTTGAGAATACGAGTCAGGTCTGCTTCAGTCAGTTTGAAAGAAACATCTTCGCTAGGGAGTTGCATCTCCTTCTCAGGGGGAGCAATGATCACACTAGGATCACTAAAGAAGAACTTAGCACGATTGTTTCCATCCTTGATCAGAGCATGTGACGTGTTTGTAGACACGTCTACCTCTGGAGATTGATACAGGGACAGTGTATTCAGGAACTGAGGCAGATCATAGATCGCAAAGTCCCTAGGAATGTACTCATCGATCTCCGCCTCTGCAAGGACGTTCTTCATTACAGAGATCGTACGGAGTTTGTTGCCTTCCTTGAAAAAGAGAGACTGATTGATCGTCGTGAAGTTTTGAAGAATCTTCAGAGTCTTGTCGGACAGTCTCATTGGGTCTCGTAGTTTCATGATGAAGTTTACTGGCTCAAGTATAGCATAAAAAAAGGGACTACTCAAGTAGCCCCTTGGAATATTGGTGTCATGAGTCCACCGTCTGGTGGACCGTCGTCTTCATCGTCTTTGTTTGCCAAGGCAAGCATGACGAAGTAGGGAGTAATGACAAAGATTAGTGTTTGAAGCAATGTCCAATCGTAAGTCATGATCTTCCAGCTACTACTGCGATAGGTATTAGCATCAGCAAAGCTGCTACTAAGAATCCCATCACCAGAGTCCAGGAATCAGTTGACCTGTCGTTGCGTAGGAACCGAATGCGGCAATGATGCCGATCATTGCTGCCCAACCATTGAAGCGTTCTGCTCTTTCGTTCATTGTTCTAGAATTGATAGTTGTAAGTATGCTTTTGAATAGTCCAGTTGTGAACTAGGTGTGTTCTCGTAGGTAGAGGAATCGCCATAGGTCTTGTGATCACTATACCCAACCATTGCTCCTTTGGTGCGCTGCAGTGCAGGCATGAAAGCAATGAAGAAAAATACTCCTGGTGCTCCAATAATAAGTGCCGCACCAAATACATAACCCGCAAGGAATTCTGCAATGGTATGGTTGGCAGCCCAAGTAAACTCAGTCTGCGTCAAAAGTTCAATCATGTTCAGAATCCGAAGATACCAAAGAAAAATAGACTACCACTGAAACTATAAGAAACAACAGCAGCAACAAATCCAAGCATAGCAGTGCGTCCATTCAATTTCTCTGCACGTTCGGCATGGGTTTCGTAACCGTAGCGTTCTGCTGCAGTCTGATCGATGTACATACGTGGTTCTGTTGCCCACATGTTTGTACGTCCGCCGTCTTCAATTGTCACGGTGCTTGAACGAGTCATTGTTTGGAGTGTTGCGAACTGTTACATAATTATATAGGAAAGATGAAGTTTTGTCAATACTCCGACAGCATCCTCTTGCACTGATCAGGGTTGTTCCTGCAGAAATTGAAGACATACGAATGCACATCCACATCCATCTTGTGATGGGCATGAATGTGCACAAGCTGAATAACCATCAGAGTACCAATCAACAGCAAATTGAATTGCGTGACCGGATTCTCAATAATACGTTTCATGATGGGCAGTAGACCCGACCATCATAACACAGTCAACAGTCTTTTGAGAAGTTCTCTGCGATGTTACCACCGATTTCTGATGCCTTATCACTGGAGAACATGGTAAGAGCACCCGCTAGAAGCGGTCCAACAAAAGGAATACCCGTTAGGGTACCCGCACCTACAGCACCGAGACTAGCACCCAGGAACCTGCCCTGAGACTTTCCACCACCTACCGCCTCTATACACGCGACATCGGCTCCTCCGATCGTCGATGCTGTTCCGATCTTTGGGAGAGACTCAGCGGATGCATTATCCATATTGAGGGTCCCCTCCATAGTATATTCTTCAATCGTACGTTGTCTACGTCTCTCTGAAGATGTTCTGGGGTTACCAGTACCAAATAGACCACTCGGTCGTTGTTGATGTTTGTCTAAGTCAAGTTCTTGAATACGACTTAGAGTTTTAGGATCGTTAGCGTTATATCTTACTCGGTAACCTTGTGGTCCTACTTCTGCTTCATAGGACGAATACTCACTGACTGGAAGATTGAGATTGGGGTAAACCATCTGCTTGTTATTCACAAGCATTCCAATCATGGCAAAGTGAGAAAGACCAATAAGTCCGCCGAGTCCAACGGCAAACCATTTGATAGGGGAAGACCCACGTTTCTCAGGTGCCTGATTAGATACTGGTTCATTCCCTTTGTTTGGGAAGACCATGACAGACCAATAGTATGCTTTCTATATAGGCATGAAAAAAGGGGGACCGAAGTCCCCCTTGAGCATTATCAGTTATCAGAACGAATACTTCGTTCCGAGTTCAACCTTCCAGGCACGAGTATCGTTTTCCTTGAAGGTGTTGATCCACTTACCATAACCAGAGAGATTATCAGTGATCTTCAAACCGCTACCGACTTGAATCACGCTGAAGTCCTCTTCTGCTCCGGTGTTGTCGCTGTAAGCACGACCCACGCCACCTTCCACATAGGGAGAGAAGCGACCAAGCTTCGTGCCGTAACCGATACGAAGTTGATGGGTACCTTTGGAGTAGTCGTCGTCAGTGCCGACGAATTCGTGCTTGGTCTTTACGTAAGGACCAGCGAGGGCAGGAGCAGCAGAGAGGGCAGCTGCACCAGCAGCAAGGGCAATTGCGAATGCTTTCATCTGTAAATGTAAAATTATATTTTGCTAGGAGGTGTAGATCAGAAGTTGTACTTCAGACCTGCTTTGGTTCCATAACCACGGTCGATGTCCTTGTCGCCAGAACCGATGAAGGAAACTTCACCATAGGCAGACAGGGAGTCAGTCACAGCAACGCCGAGACCTGCTTTACCAGAAGGAACGGTGTCGGATTCGGCACCATCAGGTGAGACGACGCTAGCGCCCGCCTGAACGTAGTAAGAAGCAGCATCGCCAAGAGCGCCTTCGTAGCCCACGTGAAGGTCAGTGGTGGTTCCGGAATAATCAGTTCCTTGGAAACCAGAATTGGCCTCTACGTTGACGTAGGGACCTGCAAGGGCAGCGCCTGCGGAGAGTGCGGAAGCAGACAGAACTGCGAATACAGATTTGATCATGAGAATAAAATACCTTTAGTTACTTGCGGAATGGTTACCCGCAGATTTGAAGAGACTCGACGTGTCTCTGTAAAGTTTCGTGACATAGGCACGAATACCTATTTAGTGTATAGGTTTTTTGAAATATTGTCAAGCGAGTCGTGAGAACCCACCCACCTTCTGAAATTCTAGGCAGTGATTGAACTTATCGAACAGTTCATTCTTATGTGAGATGATGAACACATTTGCGTCCTTGATCACGAACCTGACAATCTTCAGGAACTCATCTGTTCCAAACCCATCCAGTGAAGAATCAAATACCTCGTCCATAATAAGGAGGTTTGTGACGACGCTATTCTTCAGACGGGCAATCTCCCTCCACGTGAACAGGAGAGCGAGGTCAATCCTCATCTTCTCCCCTTCACTGAAGGAAGCATAACTGAATTTTTCATGTACTGGCGTTTGAATCTTCTCGTTGAATTCATCATCTAACGTGAAGTTGATGTAGAAATCCATTCGTTGAAGATAGTCATTCACAAGAGTATTGATCATAGGAAGATATTTCCTAATGATAGAACTCTTGACGCCATCATCTTTTAGTAAGAGATTACCTTGGGTGAGGTAATCAAATGAATCTTTAGTTTCCTCTAACTGCGATAAGACTTCTCGTAATTTGTCTTTGTACTCTGATAGTTTTTCATGTTCAGCACTTCGATTCTCGATGCTGTCGGTAAGAGTTTGAATTTCCGATTCCAGTACAGACTTTCTTTTGTTTGAATTGGAAATCCTAAGATTGAACTGAGAAATTTCATGCGAGGTAGATGTGATCTCCTTCTGCAGGGAAAGAAACTTTTGTTCTTTCGTCTCTTCTTCAGTAATAGCCTTCTCAATTTGAGAAAGACTATCTTCATGCTTTAGTAGAAGTTGCTGGAGATGTTCAATCTTATTTACCCGAAAACTATCATCGATGTTTTGAGTACATGTAGGGCAAACCGTATTGTCTTCAAAGAACTTGATTTCCTTAGAACTAGAATGTTCTTTGGTTTGGAGTTTTGCTTTGAATTGATTCAGTTTTTTTACAGTATCGCCTGAAGAAGCATACGATTTGATAACCGTTTCAAGGTCGCTGACTTCTTCAAGGAGATCAACCACCTGTTCTTGATACGATGTTGACTCTTTATGAAGTAGTGCGATCTCTTCTTGTTTGGCAGTGATATCATTCTGAGATGATTCTTCTAGAGTTTTGATGAATCGGTTCTGCATCAGAATTTTATCTGCTACAGATTCCTTCTTCAAGTCTAACACCTTCAGAGCGTCCTTAGAGTCCTTCAGACGCCCCTTGATTATCTCAGACATCGAAGAGAACACAGAGATGTCTAGAAGGTCTTCTATGACCTCTCTGCGATGTGCTGCAGACAACTGCATGAAGGGTACGAAACTTGCACTACCCAAGATAACAATCTGAGTGAACGATTTATAGTTCAACTTCAGAATCTGTTTCTCCAGATACTGTTGCTGCTCTCTAGCATCACAGTCTTCGTTTAGTTTGGCACCATTCCTGTAGATCTCAAAGAGATTAGGTTTGATACCACGAACAACTTTGTACTGGGTTGACCCAATAGCAAAATCAATCTCTACTTTACAGTCTCTTTCGTTGACACTGTTGACTAGTTGAGATTTGTTGACCTTACGAAAAGGTTTCCCAAACAGAGAGAAGGTGAGAGCATCAAGAATCGTACTCTTGCCAGCACCATTTGATCCAACAATGAGCGTGTCTTTGTTGGCATCTAATGGGATTACCGTGAACTGGTTCCCTGCTGATAGAAAATTTTTATAACGAATTTCTTTGAAAAGAATCATTCAACAGGAATAACAAGTTCATTCTTAGTGATGATGGTGTACTTAGTACCCGTTCGTTCACAAGCAGCAATCGCTGCCTTGTCTGGAATGTCCACGACTTCCATTTCGGAGGTCTGACCATTACATTCTAACATCATAACATACCTTTCGGCATCGTCGCGTTCAGCGAAGAAGAACACAACCTTTTCACCCGACTCGTCTACGACGGCATATGCACCTTCTCGTTTCTCCTGTACGGGGGTGATTATATGCATCAGATTCCCTCACATGCTAGTTGGTACGCCTCTGTCAAGATATTTTTGATCTTAGATTTATTTAGATTTGTCTCTAAATCATCGACGTATTTGTTGAGCAGGGTCATTGTATCTTCCGTCTGTTCAGCAAAGTCATAGTCAAGATACATGACATCTGATCGCTCCACCACTTTGATCTCAATGGGGTTTGCCTTTGCCAGGGACTCCATGAAACGATCAAACTCTTTCTCGTTAGTCTTTTTGAATACAACTACCTTTACAATGTTCCCTCTATACTCATTGAACTTGAAGAGTTGACGAGGTGTATCCTGATATTTGATTACTTTATAGAGTTGATTGGGGTTATCAATATTCTTCATCTCCAACGTTTCAGTATCAAACGTGATACATCCACGTGGGTCATTCACATCACTCCAGAACATCTCATAGGGATTGCCGATGTAATAGATCTTACCGTTCGTAGAACGAGTGTGGAAGTGTCCAGATAATACTTTGTCAAACTTCTGATACACATCAATGTCATGACCATGCTCCATGACATGACCATGAGTGGCAACAAAACCATTCAGTTCCAGGTGCCCCATGGCAACCTTTGCTTTAGTTTCTTTGATCTTCTTGTATGTGGCATCCCGGTTCTCTTGATTGATCCATGGGATGAATAAGATAGGAAGACCACAAACATCTATCTCTTCACACTCGCCAACAATACGAACGTTATCGTACTCTCGTAGGAGTAGATCGATAGTATTGATGTCATTAGTGTTCTTGTAGAAGGCGGTATGGTTGCCCACAACAGAAACAATAGATATCCCCATAGATCGAAGACGGTCGAAATAATGTGTCTTCGCCCAGTCCAGAGAATAGAGATCAACACCTTTACGGTTGTCAAAGGTATCTCCTAAATCGAGAATAGTTTTTATTCCTTCCCTCTCAAGCATAGGGAAGAAAGTTTCCTCATAGAATTTGAGGAAGTAATCGTGGTAGACCTTTGACCCCTTCTTGAAACCAAAGTGCTGGTCAGTGATGATTGCAACTTTCATGCGCCGTCTTGCGTTGTGTACATCCATTCTTCTGAATGACCAACACTCCACTTATCACTATTTTCAACTCGGTAATTTTGAGTGCAGACTTTGAAGTCTGGCATCTTGGTTTCTTCTGGGATAAGACTCATGTCTTTCCAGATCACCCGGTTGTTAGGTTGTGCAGCAAACTGTCCGTTGTCCAGTTTGATAATATTGAATGATTTATGCTCAGGATCATCTTGACTAAACCCAGTGTCTAGAGTAGAAGATTCACTATGACAGGTATCAATAGTGAACATGTACTCACCAGCATGCATCTGCTTATCTTTACCAAAGAACTCACACCGTGACAGCATGGGTTTCTCGATTACTGTAATATTGTAATCAAAACAATCCCACAGTTGCAGAGTATCAAGGGGCAGATCATCATGCTCCTCTTTCCACACAAATGCACTCAGAGGAAGTTTGTCAAACAGAGCACCATACTCAGGAATCAATGTCTCAAAGTAGAGTGCCTTATATTGGACACTCTTCACACTGACCCAGATACCCTCAGTGAACTCACCATGACCATGTTCTAGGTCATACAAATACTCCTTGCGGACCTTGACTGGTACCGGTGGTAGATTATGAACTAGAAATGCCATTACTTTTTCTTGGACTCAGGTGATTGATAACCGTATAGTTTGGGACTGACCCTGCCTTCTGCTTGATCAAACCTAATAAAGTTTTCTTTATAGGTATCGTAATAATGATCAAAGAGATCTACTGTCTTTCCACAAGTAGCGATGTCATATGTTTCAACACCATCAACTTTGTATGTCACCAGATAGGCGGTATAAGGAAGACCGGTGTCTTGTGCCTTCTCTTTTTCACACTTTTCAAAAAGGATGTTCACTTTCATCTCCGGGTTCGGCGTCGTTGATCGTAGTAATCTTCTCTGCCTTGGACTACAAGTTTGCCCAAGGTTTCCATTACAGTGAGAATGTCTTCAGTAGAGGCATCAGGGATGCGGTCTCTTACATAGTTATACTTGGCAAAGAACTCTTCACCAAAATCCATGTAGTCTTCAACCGTGATGGGATGATTCATCGATAGTTGTTTCTGTACTGAACTGCGTCTTTGATAGAGTTATACTCTGATGACTTTGACATCTCGTCGGCAACAAACACTTCGTCGTATCCCGACCTTTCAATAATTTTTTGGCGAATTTCTAATTGCTTTTTCTCTTTCTGAATCCTACGCAAGAATGCATAGTGAATGATCTGAGTAAAGTAAGCAAATGGATTCTTGGACTTCTCAGGATTGAAGTTGTTGATGTATTGAACACAGTTCTCAATCCCATCACAAACCATATCGTCCTTGAACATGTAGTTCACGAAGTTTGGTTTGTATGAAAGGTGGGTAGCAATCTTCAAAAAGCATTCACCGAGATAATTCGTAATACGAGGTTTCGGTTTACCGAGTGCTTCAGCATCGGAAATATCCTGCTTGTAGGCAATGATTGCAGCAAGAAACTCTTTGTTGTTTACATAATGTTCAGATCGTTTCCTTGTCATTTGTGTGGGTTTTCTTGTACAAATTATAGCACAGCTTGACAGGACTGTCGATTATCTGTAGAATCACTCTGTTAGGGTTGAAGAGAAGGCTGTAGGTTAGCTTTGAGTATCTTTAGTAGCATCCTCTGCTGTATACAGTGACTCAAAGGATTCTCTTGCTTTATCAACAGTGTTTATGAATCCCATCTCCTTAGTGAGATCAGGATGTTCTCTAGTGAAACCACTAGCAATAATACTTCTATAGGTATTGATTACATCTTCATCTTTGATTTCAGAGATAGTAATAATACGATCCATATCTACAATAAAAACATCTTCATCAGTCAATCTCATCCAAGGTTCAAACTTATACCCCATGGGTATATTCGCTCCTTTGGAGCGAATCTCTTCACAAATGATAGGATTATCTAATATCACTTTATCGTCATCGTCTGCAATTACCATTACAGAAGACAAGATCTCTTCACCAGACACCAACTTGATTGCTGCGATGAACTCATCGTACGGGTTGTCAGAGTTTGATTTGAATGATGTCATAGTTGAACTTCTCTTCGTTATAGTATTTGATTCGTTCGATAAGATGGTTCAAGGTGTAGTTTGATTTTTGACCCTTCTTGCAATCATCTGCTATATCGTATAGAGTTGCCTTCAATTTTGAATCACTCTTACGCAGCACCCTCCCGATTGATTGAAGTGTTCTGATGCGAGACTTACTAGGTGATGCAAAGACCACGTTATGTAAGTTTTTGATGTTGATACCTGTTGAAAAAGTGCCGAAAGAAGCGATGATTATAGCGTTGTTCTCAGTCTCTGCAATAGATCTAACTGACTCTCGCTCTTCTACGTCCACTCCACCGTGGATAAAGAATACCTTCCGGTCATCTTTATTTATGAGGTCATATAGAACCTCCCCATGTGCGGCAACCCGACTAAAAAGGATGAGGGTATTACCCTTTAGGTCCAGTGCAAGGTTTTTGATGAAGTTGTTTCTCTTCTCATGCCCAATCAGATACTGTACCTCCTCCTCGTAAGTATCAAATGGAGTCTGCTTATGTTTCAACAGTAAAACTTTGATACTCAACTTTGCTAGGTAACCTGCATCCTGCAGTTCCTTAGTGTTGACAATCTTGTATGATGGACCGAACAATCCTTCTAGCACCCACTTGTGAGTTTGGGTTCCATCTAAGGTGCCAGTAAATCCATACCTATATCTGGTGTCATGCATCTTTGTCATGATGCCTACCAGTGATTTTGATTTGAAGTTGTGTGCCTCATCTCCAATGACAACCTCAAACTGCCTAAACCACTTTTTGTCAAGCTTGTAAATTGATTGCCAAGTTGATATGATTACAGTCTTGTCGCTGTTCATATCCTTACCACCATAGATCCTATGACACTCGCTCTGAGCATCCAATCCATAATCATCGAAGTCCTTGTACATCTGTTCCACCAAGGATGTGGTAGGAACTATGACCAAGATCTTTCTTTTGTGGGCAGCATGATACTGCACAACAGCGTAGATCATCAAAGACTTGCCCGATCCGGTCGGAGATATAATCAGTCTTCTCTTTCTTTTGAGGGCGTCGTAAACCCCCTCGATCTGGTAGTCTCTAGGTGTATGCTTGCATATAACACCTAACCAGTCTTTGACGCCCCTGTGGGATATACCTTCATCTTCTTGATAAGGCAATCCATAATGCTTTGAGTCCTCAAATTCAAATGTATAATTATATCTCTTACAAAACTGACAGAGTTTATCTAGTAATCCTACGTAAATCTCCTTCTTCTCAATGTTGAATAATCTAATCTTACCGTCCCAGTATTTGCTTCTATACTGAGGCATGAATTTTGCACCAGGTACCTCAAAGGTAAATTGATCCTGAAGTTCGTGCTGTATATGTGGATCGCAATCCACGATGAGATATACTTCGTTCTTCTTTTTGATGATCAGATCAGCCATAACCGGAAGTGAACCTGCGCCACTCAATCGCATTTTTGATTTGATACGAACGATTCGTCACCTGCCTTAGAATTTCTTCTAAGTATTTCAGCATCGAATCGAAGTATTCAATTTTCAGTCGTACCTTGGATAACTTCTCATCAGACTCAAGATATAACTTGAGGTCATCCTTGTCTCTGATCTTATAGGGAAATGGTTCTGCTTCGTATACGGCAGCAGTTGCCTTTCCTGTGTAAAATTTCCTGCGATCTAGTAACAACGAACTGTAAATTTGTTCGTTTTGCTTTCGCATCAGCAGTATAGTATTATATAGCCCGTAATATTTGGCGTGTAATTGAGGCACCTTGAGAGACTCGGTGTCCAATTCATCAGGGTTGATGATCGCATCCTTAGTCCACATCTCTTGGATGTTCTCAAGACTAATTGGATTAGACTTTCTTTCCATTGATGTCAATCATATCAAAGATAGTATACTTGAAACTCACCTGTGCTGTAAAGTATCTCTCCTCAGTTTCAATGGCACTAAAAGGAATGCCGGACAAGGAGACAGGGAACATATCCCTGAACTTGATCTTACAAGCAGGGTTGTAATCACTATTCAAAATAATTAGTGTTCCATCAGAACGCTCATTGAACGGAGCATCTTCTGTCGGATAGAACCTACTATTCCTTTTTAGGTCTTCGTACTGTTGTAGAGACTCAGGGAATCCTAGTCCAGTAATCCAATCATAGATCTGTAAGTAGTTCTCGCAGTCTTCATCAACCATGAATGACAGGTTGAGATCACCGAAAGTCAACTTCTCCCCTGGTGTAGGGATGTCTCTAAGATATGAATGCTGAACCGCTACTCCTAATTCAATCTCAGGAATGTTTGCCTGGTTGCAATAGAAACTAACCTTAGGGCAACGATTCAAAATAAAATCGAACCCAACAATACTCAGGAAGTTCCTGTTCGTGGGTTCATTTAGTTTATATGGAGGAGTGGCACCTCTGACTCTGGTCTCCAAAACCCAATAGCAGCAACGAGCTATTTAGAGGCGATACTCTTCTAGAATATCAAGAACACGATTCAACATGGTGTGTGCTCCCTCGTGCCACTCACGGTTCCTAGCACTCCAGGAACCATCATACAATTCTTTTTTTAGTTTGAGGACTCGACAATTGATCTCGTCTTTACTCAATCCGTTCTTAGGCATGCCAACGCTTCGTCTTTAGATAATCTAGAACATCTTCACGGATGTCCATCAACTCATTATAGCAAAGTTGATTGTGGGCACACTGACGCAGCATGTGATCAGGCTTCAGCACGCTCTCAACAAACAGATCAAGACCCCGGTTCCACTTGATTCTCTTGGTCTCGGGTTCCATAATGACGTTCTGGTCCTTCATGAATTTTGTGTTGGTACGAGAACAGTATACACTATCTATGGGCAAAAAAAGACCCCTCTTGGGGAGGGGTCGGGACCTACATCACAATAAAATTTCTTTGCATATGCGTTTGCATGCACTAGACTCTTGTTCACATTCAATTAGACACTCATAGTAGTCATTGATTTTGTCGTCTGCTTCCTCTAATTGCTCTATTCGACACCATTCAGTCAACTGATTGTGCGAAATTATGTTATGCATGTAAAGATAGATCGGAAAGACTTATGATGTAAGGGATTTGAACCTTTCATTTCATCACAACCTCTTGCGACTGCACTATCTATACAAGTTTGTGTTAGTTCACTAACATTTGTAATTTCTTTACAAGACTAAACGTCTACTGATTTGGGTGGTGTGTAATTGCCGGGAAACGCTGATGGCATATTGTATTTTTTCTTCCAATTGCCTGAACCATAATCGATTTTCAACTTACGGTCAACAGGTGGTTTGGGAGCATGGTCTTGTCTTTCCCGACCAGAGTATGCTTCTCTGAATTGCTTGAAAGTTTTCATCGTTTTGAAATGGATTCCATATAGAGTCTATGACAGCGATTGGGGTATTTCCAACAACACATCCAACAACACATTGAGATAAAAAAAGGGAGTCCGAAGACTCCCTGTAAGGTATGTGATACCAAATCACATGAGGTTTTGGACCTTGACGCGACGGTAGTAGCGGTTGGAACCAGCAGTGATACGACCCAGACCTTGGGTAGTACCTTCTGCATAGGGGTTTGCAACCATGCCGTAGCGAGTCTTGAAACCGATTTTCGGCTGGAAGGTGTCCTGACCAACGGCGCGAACCATTTGCAGGGGCACGTAAGGGCAGTAGAACAGACCGGCGTCATAAGGGTTAGAACCCTTGTAGCCCATCACGTAATACTGATCTGCACTCAGGTTGGCAGCAAACGGGTCAATGTAGACGCGATAGCGACCGTTGAGGGTACCAGCGAAGGTGTTGCCGGTGTCATCAACGTTCATGTTGGATGACAGGGCGGGGGTGTAGTCCAGTTGACCAGCGGCGGTCAGAGCGGAAGCAACATCAGCGGAGCAAAGGATGATGTTACCCTTCCCGCGACGAGTCCTTTGAGCGATGGCGTTAGCATCACGCTCCAGTTGGAAGATCATACCTTTGAACTTCTCAACCATCCAACGACCGTTGCTGTCGGTGTCAAGGTCGAACACGCCAGTGGTGGCAGTGTTGGTTTGAGCACCTGCTTCAGCAGACTTGTAGATGGTACGGATGATCTCGCGGTTGATCTCAGCAAGAATCTCAGTGCTGAGGATGTTAGCGAGTTCCGCTTCAGCATCCAGACCGTGGATCGCCTTCAGGTCCTGAGCAAGCTCAAGGCTGTACTCTGCCTTCAGGGCACG